ATCATTACTACCGTATCTGGCCCCACCAATAAGCAAAAAATTCCCCACCAACGCCGCAGATGCCGAACCTAACCCCCTGACATCCGAAAACGCTCCGAACGCCAAAAAACCACCATTACTACTGCTCCATGCACTGGAAGGAAATGTGAATAATGACGATGCCCCTGTCATTATGAATGCAGTGTTAGCAGTCGCAACAACACACCATTTTATTATGTTCAAGCTGTACGCTATGGGGCGATGATACGCTCCATTTGTATCAGACGGAGTCCACGGTACTTCGATATCAACATATCCGGATCGCGCATTAACCGGCGTTGTTGCGTCAATCATTGCATCAGCAATAAACAGTAACGGCTGATAACTAGCCGCCGCTCGCACAATCCCAAGCACTCCGGATTGACCAGCGTTTGTAAACGTAGCCCAGCCAGAATTTTCCCAGTCATCATAGACAACTGACCAGCCTGCTGAGGCTTTTGTACCGTAACCGTCGACAAGACAAGCCCTGAAAATCTGGTAGAACTGATCCTGCCTGTCACCCAATACCGGCACACCCGGATCATCAGACCTGTAAACAATCGGTGCTCCCATCAGTCTGCCTCCACTCTGAATTCAAACACGGTTTTATCTTTTGGGGCCGGTAAATTCGACGGCAGCGCTGTACGGATTGCCCAGACCGGATCTGCATCCGCTACGGTATCGAACAGCAGTACGTTATTGGATACCCAGCCGCCGCCCCAGCCATCTTTTTTAACCGTAAAATAGGGTTGTCCGGTGTACGGGTTGATCGGGGAAAAGTCGGCATTAATGCTGCCGGTGCCGATTACGCCGCGCCGCTCGCTGATGCACTGAAAGCCTGTTGACGATGTGAGTTTTAACTTCCAGCGATCTTCAACAGCCGAGTTGTTATCAATCAATATCGGGTAGTTAACTGTGTCGTAAGTGCCGGTTGCGTCGTTTCCGCTGCCGTCAAAGCCGCCGTCATCTATTTGCTGGTCGCGGACATTTTTAACGCGCGCCTGCATCACGCCAAAAAATATCGCGCTGCTGACGTACGATGAGCCCGCAGGGTAGTCATGAGTTAAATCGGTCAGTAATTGCAGCTGCCCGCCGACGTCAACGCTGCCCAGGGCGGCTACGTTTTCAATCCGGTGCGTTACCGTGAGCGGCAGCGTTAACGAGTTCAGTTCCGTGTCCTGCGCCGTGAAAGGATCGCTGAGCGTGACTGTACCAGCCGCCCTGTCGAGCGTGTATTGCGCGGGATCGAGGTCTACGCCTGCAGCGTCCTTTATCGTTACAACGGCCAGATTCGTGCGGCCGCAATCAATCACTTGCCCGGCAACCGGTGCGGCAACATCCAGCGTTTGCGTGTTATGCACGACGACCATATAGCCAGGTTTGAAAATTGGTACTTTGCCGTTTGTCGGCAGGCGTACCGGGTTTAAGCCGATAACCTCCGGTGACAGCGGCACCGTTGTATACGCGACGGCGTTATACGTCAGCGTCGATAAAATAACCGGCTGAGTAAACTGGATCTCAACAATACCGGCTTCATTATCAACCGTTCCTGTTGCCGTTCCGCCGCCGACATTACCGGCGATAATCGGCAACGAGTAGCCGTTAACAGATCCCGGCTGCGGTAATTCTCCAACGATATCGTTTGTATCGAACGACCCTGTAATTGAACCGTCATTACCTGATTGCGCACGCATTAATGCGCCATCCGCCGCACGGCGTGCGAGAAACTGAAGGCCGGATGTACGCAGCGGGCTGGCGGATGTACGGAACACAACGCTGGTTACGGCAGCAGCAGCACCGATGCCGCCCGCCGCACTAATCAATGAACTATTCAGATTGGAAATTAAGGGCTGTAAACCCGCGTACGGAATAACCGCCGCTGCGCCGCTGTAATCGAGCAGCCCGGCCTGAATACCGGCTGCGGTGCCGTAATTCCAGGCGCGATATAAATAACCGTCGCCGCCGTCGATTAATTCCTGCCCGCCGATTGATAATAATACTGAGCCTTGTACTAACGGACGGCTGTCATCAAGCTGCGCCTCGATATTAGTATCGGCTAACGCTTGGGTATGTGTTGCGGCTTCTGTTGTCGCTGTGCTGATGTATTCAACGCTCAGCGTCTGGCTTTCTACGCGCAGCGTTTTTGTAACGCTCGCCCATTCGCCGCCACCGATTACGACACCGGAATTCACTTGCGTGTACTCACGCACCGGCATTGTCAGCACGGAGCCGTCGATCGTAATAACGCCGGATGCCGGATTAATCGTGCCGATTTGCAGACCGCCGACCATTACTCGGTTATAACTATCGCACTGGCAACGCCATTCTTTCTTTACGCGTGTTTCTGTAACTACGCCGCCAATAATAGTGTTAATGCCGACCGAGGTTAGCAGGGTAAATTTAACCGCGCGCGCGACAATATCCGTCTCGCCGATATCCAGCGTTAATGTGCCGCCGGTTTGCGAATTAACAGACACCTCAGCGGTTTGTTTGCCGGAAATTAATTTCTCGTAAGTCACGCTAAGATCCGATGACGGTAAATACGACGTACGGAAATAAACACGCTGGCCGCGCACCTGTCCCGTCGCCGATCCGCTTAACTCATCATTGCTGTCGGCTGTTGCGCTGTACGTTGATACGCCGCGTTGCCAGCTGAGGGCAACAGTTCCCGCCGCCGGGCTATCCGGCAGATCGACAACCAGCCATGCTTCCAATGCGCCGGTGTCTAACGTCATATACGGCGAACGCGCCCAGGTGATGATGATTTTTGAACCCTGATCTGGTTCGCCCGGTAGCGTGTACGCAGTTGAGCCGGTCTCGTAATTTGCACTGCCGGTCGCTGCGGGGCCGGTTAATTTACCGCCGCCATCATCATTCAGAGTGTACCAGCGGCCCAGGTACTGAAATTCAACACGCACAGATCCTGGCATCGGCGTCGGTGCTAACTGATGTGTGTATGTTAGCTGGCGGTTGCCCGCCGTAATTTCAACGCTGGCGGTATAGGGCATTAATTCAACCGCTACGCCGGGTAAAAATAACGCGCTGATGCTGTGATTGCTGCCAAGTGACAGCGAAACGGTGCGGCGCGTGGCGCTGACGACCGCTTCACCGGTTAAATTATTCGTGCCGCTGATTAATCGCAGCGTGTTGCCGTCATCGGCGTAAACGCTGCTGCCGATGGTCAGACGCAAACTGCCCGGCACCCAGCTCTGTGGCAGTGTTAAAAAGGTGGCTCCTGAATATGAGCCCAAGGCCAACGAACGGCTGTTGCCGGTCGGCTGCACGACGCTGGAAAGCAAGCCGGGGCGCTGGTCAAGAATGGCTTGCTCTGTAGTCGCTGCAGGAACCAGCGGAGAAAAAATAGATTCAACAACGACGGTACGCTCACCGGCAATTGCAGGCTGAGCCAGCGGTTTAATGCCGTAGTATTTTGCTGAGCTGTTGGATTGCGTTGTAAAAACTTCAGTGTCGTGTTTTGCAGCCGGTTCAGGGTCGGTACCAGCAAAATCGTATTGCAGCTCCTGCGTTAACTTCAGCGTCATTTCATACGCGTTAAAGCGCTTGTAATCTCCGTTTTTATCAACGTAGGTATATGATGCGGAGCTGCCGTCGATACGGGTTATTTTAATCGGTTGCTCTGTGCCGCTGGACTTGCTTTTCAGGATCATGACTTCGCCGATTTCCGGCGCGTCACTCAGAGAGTCGGCATAAACAACAATCGAGGTTTGGCCCTTACGCTGTGTACCGACGGGGCGAAGTGCTGAGCGGGTGCCGAGTACAACAAACTGTTCGATTGCTTGCTGAGCATCGCTGCGTTCGTCGTAATGGCCGCCGGTTTCAAAGAGGATGGTTGATACATTCGAGGCATCGGAATCTTTAAGTACGATAACGTGGCCGCCGAGGGCTTTATCGACATTCGCGGAGCGGATCGCGCAAAACATTTTGCGCAGGCTGACGCCGCCAAAAGCCAGAACGTCGCGGGAAATATCGTCCCACAAATTATTAACAACACCGTTGGGGATGACGGTGCCGGTCATTGCGCCGCCACCGTCTTCTTCGTCAGTAAAGCGCTCAGATTTCAGGATTACTACGTCTTCAGGGCTGATGGCCATTACACAGGCTCCACGGTAATTAAATGAATTCGAAGGCGGTAAGGTTCATCCGCGCCGGGGTTTTTATTCGGGAAAAATTGGTCGGCTTCTACGCCGCCTGCTGTCAGATCAATCACAACAGTGTGAGTTGTGTTGTCATTCAGCGTTAAAACGCGCGCCGTATCCGGCGCTGTCTCCAGCAGGGTGCGCAGCGACACAAGCTCTGCGCGTGTTATCACACCGCCTGCCAGCGTGATCGGGCGACCATAACTGAGCGCGGCAATCTGAATATCCAGTGCGCCGTTAACCGCGCGCTGATGCGATGCGGCCCAGGGCTTCCACGTTTGTTCGTTTTCCCAATACAGGGTTTCGGGTAATTGAGTGGCATCTATCAGCATTATGATCGCGCTCCGAATTCTTCCAGGGCATCAAGCAAGTCGTCTTTATTGTTTGCCAGCACTTCTACACGCCTTGTGCCAATTTTGACTTCAACGGTCTGCACTTTATGGGTCTGGCTTTCAGACGTTGTGCTGCTCTGGCGCTGGGCCGTTTGCCGTTTTTCTTCTCGTGATTGTTTAAGTTCGTCAGATCTGACCTGATCAAGCAGCTGAAGCGCTTTTGTGTAGTACTGAATGGTCTGCTGATCATTCCAGGCGCGGGCTTCTTTCAGCTTTGCTTCGTACTCTTCTTTTTTGTTTTTATATTGACGTTCAGCAATGGCTTCCTGATTGCCGTTAAGTCGATCCAGCTCATCCTGCAGGCCATCAACAACGGATTTTGCTGTAGCACGCATCGACTCCAGTTTTTGGTTTGCAGAATCCAGCGCAGACTGAAGCTGGCTTAAGTCTTCTTCGCCCAGAAGGCTCATCCATTGCTGAGCATTTTTGGCTTGATTAATAAACGCCTGATTAACTCCCTGTCCGGATTCCAGTGCGTTGATATATTCCATCGCTTTGAGCTTTTGCTCCTGGTATGCGATCAGCGTTTCGTTTTTCGCCTGGATAACGGAGTTTTTAAAACGGTTTACGCCGGTCGGGTCGAATACCTGAAGATTATCAATGCTGACTTTGCCGAGTTCTTCACGAGTTGCGGCAATAGATTGCTGCAACGCTTCCATTTCGCTGACCGGGCCAGCCGTACTGATGCCGAGTTTGTTGTCGAATGCCGCGCGGGCCTGCTCGCTGAGCGCGGACATTTCATCACGCACACTTTGAAACCATGCTGCCAGGCTTGCGCCAACGGCCTGTACGTCGCGCTCAGAATCTTTCGCAGCAGCGCCCACATCACGGGTTGCTTCGGCGGCTTTCTTCGCGCCTTTTTCGGTTTTGTCTCCGGCTTGCTCGCCAGCGTCGCCGAGTTGTTCCTGATCACCAACGAGTTGCTGCAATTCATCGGCCAGTCCGAGCCGGATAGCTTGCAGGCGTAACTCAGTGCTGATGATGCCTTCGTTTGCTGCGATGGCCGTTTGTGCATAGCGCAGAAATGCCGCCTTTTGATCTTCAATAGGAGCAGCACTATCTACCAATGTCTGGTATGCGTTACGAAGCTCATCTGCCATCGATTGCAGGGCTGCTTTGGAAGTAATGCCAAGACGCCGATAAGCTGCCTCTACAGGCGTTAATGCTTGCGGTTGTTTCTTCGTGGTTTCAACAATTTCTTCTACTGCCTTCGCCGTAATTAATCCCTGGCGCTCCCAGCTTTTTAATACCTCGGTAAGCGCTGCCCGATCGGCTTCGGTTCTGGCGTTACGCCAGGCATTGGTAAAAGCGGTTTCAGTAATGCGGGCAGCAGCATCTCCCGCAATACCGGTTTCCGCCATTTTTCCAGTAAGAAGAGCAAGGTCTTGCAAAGCTGTATTGGTGCCTTTCGTTATGCTCCCTGCCAGCTCTTCTGCAGAAATACCTAAACGCTTAAAGGCATTGTCCTCTGCGGATTGGTACATGACATCAAGGAGGCTTTGCAGTTGATTAAGCGTAACGCCGGTTTTTTTAGCCCCGCCCGCGATCTTATCCATAGCAACTTTAATTGCATCGCCGAATCGGGTGCGCTCTTCGCTACTCAGACCATCCAGAGCGCTGGATAAACCCGTCCGAATTTGCTCGCTGGTCAGCTGCCCTTGCTGCTCTGCACTGCGCAAGCCGATGGCAAATGCGGCCACGCCGCTTTCGCCGTTTTTGAGTGCGTCGAGCAGACTTCCAGACATCACGCTGGCCAGCTTGCTGTTGTCATCCACCGCGACTTGTAACTGCTTATTGACCTCGGCCAGACGCTCGGAAAGTTGTTGCTCGGTGTACGCCATGCGCTCACCAGCTTTAGCGGCTTCCAGGTCGCGTTTGGCTTTCAGCTCGGCGGCCTGCGCTGCACTGACATAACTGTTAGTCTGATGGTCAATTTCAATGGTTCCAGCAGCCAACGCAGCGTCGAGGTCTTCCATGTTGCGGATTACGACGCCCGTTTTTTCGCTGATTTTTTGATACTCAGCCACTAACCTGGCATCTGAATCCTCAAGTTCCTGCTGAGCTTTTTTAAGGTTTTTTGTGGCGTCACTTAATTCATTGAATGCGCCGACTAGCTTGAAGGTCTGGTCTACGGTGTAGGTGATTGCAATCAGTGGTAAAGCTGCCTTTACCAATCCAAGAGCGGCTGATGCGGTCGTCGCCGAACCCGCTACGCCGTTCATGCTTGCTGAGAATAAGGTTCCATTCTTGGCGGCGGTTATCATCCCGGCGCTGGCGCTGGCAACTGCCGGTACATATTTACGTAGCAAAGCAGCGGCGGCCACTTCACCGGCCAGTGTCATGGTGTTAATAATTGCGTCCATATTGGTCGCAATTCCGGACAGATAGGATGCTATTTTTTCGCTGGCACCGGCGGCGGAGTCCATTTCACCGATAGCCAGCATAAATTCATTCTTTACTCGTTGAGCGGCCCGGCCAATGGTGTCTGGCATCATTTCGGCTTCTTCAGCAATTGCTGCTGATTGAGCCTGCAGCGCTCTTACCACCACTTCGGTGGAGAGTTCACCATCTTCAGCCATCTGGCGCAGCTCACCACGGGTAACCCCCAGACTGTCAGTCATTGCTTGTGCCAGACGGGGACTTTGCTCCATGACCGAGTTAAACTCGTCGCCACGCAGAACGCCTGACTGTAAACCCTGAGCTAACTGAGTAATGGCAGCATCCGCTGCCTGGGCGGATGAGCCAGACACCAGAAATGATTTACTGATGGTATCGGTTAAGACAGCTACTTCACGCTGAGACAGGTTCAGCTCTTTGGTGGAGCGATTCAGGGTGATATACAGATCGCCAACGGAACCCAATACCGCGCCTGTTGCATTGGCTGTACTACGGATATCCGCCAACCCCTGATCAAAACGCTGACCTTCACCAACTGCCAGCTTTAAACGTGCCGATAGGTTGGTGTACTCATCGGCCATGTTTTTAAGATCGGCAATTAACTGCGTACCCGTGCTGAAGCCGAATGCAGCAATAGCGGTTTTTTTCATGCCATCCAGCTGAGTCGAGATGGACTGTACACCCGCTGAAATTTTCCGATGCGAGCTTACATTTTGCTCGGCAGCCGCAGCTGTGGCCGTGGCTGTATTTTTAGCCTGCACCGCCTGCTGCTGCAAACCATCACGCAGTAACTGAATGCGAGCTGTGAGATCCTGCGTCGCTTTTCTGGCCTTTACCTGGTGTGCGGCCAGGTTTCCCGTTTCAACCCCAGCTGATTTCAATTCTGTACGAGCATTCTGGACAGCAACGCGGGAGGCTTGGTAAGCATCTGCGGCTGCTTTTACTGCATCGCGGGCCTTTTTAAAATCTTCAGTTTGCTTCTTCGTCGGTTTTTCGGTTGCAGCCAGTTCTTTACCCAACTGCTGGGCTTTTTGCTGCGCTTCTGAAAGCGTATCGGCGGAGTCTTTCGTCTTACGTTTTAGCTGCACAAACATATCAATCAATGATTGTTCGCGCGCAACCTCAAGCATTTCACGGCTTAAGTCGCTGGCAGCAGATTCCCAGGCAGAGGTTTCTGTCCCTGCTGCTTTCAGTTCTGCTATAGTCGCTTTAATATCACCCAGCCCATCGTGGGTTGTTTTGATTTTTAATGCGAGTTCGAGGTCTTTGCTCATGGCACCTGCTCAGTTTGCACTTCTGATGCTGAAAGTATTTGCGGTTGCTCTGCTGACAATTCCCGTAGGCGGTATCCTGTCCGTGTCAGTCATGCTGTTGGCCTTACTGGCTTCCGGCCTGGCCATTACGGTTTCTCTGTTGCGTTAAAAAGGCGGCATCCGGCCGCCTTATTTCATTGCTTCCCTGCGGTCGTCCCTGTTACGCCACCTGATTTACTTCGTAGAACGCCGACTCTCCGGCACCTTTGCTGGTGTCTTTCAGCACTTCGCCTTCGATCGGTACGTTCATCATTGACGTGCTTTTAAGCGCCAGCTCGTTCACGATGCCCGGCGATACTTTCCAGATATCGACAATGACCGGCTTGCCGGAGTCCGCTTCGTTGAGGCCGTCGAACACCAGGCCAAACTGCTTCTTGGCTTCGGTCAGCGGCTTCACTTTGTTGTATTCGCCATAGCTGTACGAGACCAATACCGGCAGGCCAACGGCGGGATCTGGTAAGGCGGCAATGGCGGTTGCCAGATCACCGGTTTCAGCAACCAGCGCACCGGCTCCCGTTACTTCATAGCCGGTGTATGTGGTTTGACCATCGGCACTGGTTACCACCACGCTGGATGCACCGGGGTGATCCAGGCGGATAAGGCCGCCGGTGTGCGCTTTCTTCGCCTCGTCCGTCACTGTGCCGCTGGCAACTGTTGTGCGTGAGCCGCGCGTGGCCATTGCGATGTTGTCGGCGTTGATGTCGTACAGCACAAAGGCCACACCCACCGATTCAATACGCCGCACCTCTGAGTGCGTACCGCCGCCCAGCCCGTCGTAGTCCGGGGTTTTTTCAACCTGTTCGTTGTGGGTGATTTTCAGGTCTGAGGTATTGCCAACGTAAAAACGCGGGCCGTCCACAACACTGAGATCCTGCAGATACACACGGCCGACGTTGGCCATAGGGCTGAATACTTTTACGCGCTGAATCGTCATTATTTAGTCTCCTTTGCCGAGGCTTGGGCAGTGGTTGTGGCGGTGGTTTTGGTAGCCGCAGCAGGCTCCTTCGCAACACCGTTTTTGTACAGCCACTGGGCGGTGCCAGGGCGTACTTTAATTTTTTCACCTGGTTGCTTTTGCTCACCTTTATGGGTGTGCGGTTTGTCCAGGGTGACTTCAATTTCTTCCTGTTTTGCCATGCTCAGTTCCTCACTGTTTTGCCTGTAAATTGGTTTCCACCGACCAGCTCAGTGGCGTATACGAGTATCCGTTCTGCCCACCTGGTCGCGGCGGCGTTTCAATCACTAATGGCCGGTTGCTGCCTTGCAGCTTTATGCCCATTAATGCCGCAGCAACGGAGCCGGTTAGTGCAATGGCATCTTGCCGGGCTGATGCGCCACTGCCACGGTTGCGGACATTGCGAATGGCAACCACCGTCAGCCAGTTCTGTTCTATCGTTGCGGCTTTGCCATCGGGGCGCGTCTCAATGACGCGGAAGCCGTTGTAAATCACATGCACTGCCGGGGTTGGCTGGCTGTCTTCTACGATGTCTGACAGATCGGTGGCCGTCAGGATGTGTACATCCGGCAGGGCATTTTTCAGCAGCTCAACCAGGGCTGATTCGATATCGCTGAGCATCAGTATTTATCCCAGGGAAAGGCCGATGGACGTGCTGAGACGGTCATACGCCCCGGCTCATCTGGCGTACTCGGCTGCTGGTAATTCAGCGATGCACGGCCCGCAGCCAGGTCACGCAAGTAACTATCCTGCTCTGCAATGGCTTTGCGCATTTCATCGCTTTTACGCAGACCGTACAGTCGCCCCAGGGCAATGGCCGCAACGGCAAATGGCAAGCCGGTGTTCTCATAGTGCTCAGGTGCCAGCGGCACCAGCTCACGGTAACGCTGATTAAGATAGGAGTCGGCGTAACGGCTGACCGACTCCAGCAGATCCTGCAGCTGCACAAGAGCGGCATCTGCCGCAGCAATTAACGCCTGATCCTCATTCGGGGATTCTCCGTTAAACCGCTGCTGCAGCAGATGACCGGTTACCCCCGGATTGCGGCTGGCGAACTGGGCAAGTTCTTCCCAGCCGTCAGTCGCAACCTGGGCTAACTCTTCTACGGTGGCGTAGGCAACCATCGTTTTCAGATACCCCGGACGATGCGGATAACATCACCGGGTGCTGTGGCGGCATCCAGTGAGTAACCGTTGCCGGTACCGGATGCCCGCGTAATGGCACGACCGGTTGCGTCTGACTCCACTTCGACACCTGCAGCCACGGCAGCACCGGCTTCCACCAGAATGCAGCCGAGTACGTTTGTGGTGGCTTGCTCGCCAGACTCTACGGCGAATTCGCTAACGCCCAGGGCTTTAGCCCCGGCTGCGCACAGGTCGCCGTCCAGGCCGACAAAACGGCGTTGAGCAATCGCAGCCGCAGCGGTGATCGACATCACCAGGATGGGTTGATGCGTTTTCATGCTAAATCTCCTTCGTTAACAGGGGTTCCAAACCGGGCCAAACCAGCCGCCTGCTTCGCGGCAAGTTCGGCTTCGGTCAGGTAAATAAAATCACCTGGCATGTACTTGTCGCCGTTATGCAGCAACGGCTCCAGAACTTCGCACTCCAGTTCGTCGGGCGTTGTTTTTGCAGCTGCTTTTTCTTCAGCGGCTTTGGCGTCGGCGGCGGCCTTTTCCTCAGCTGCTTTTTCTTCAGCTGCTTTGGCGTCGGCGGCGGCCTTTTCCTCAGCTGCTTTCTCTTCAGCAGCTTTGGCGTCGGCGGCGGCCTTTTCCTCAGCTGCTTTCTCTTCAGC